AGTGCTTGGGGGCTGCTAGTACCGATGCCCACGTTGCCTGTTGAACTTACTGTAAGTAATTGCGCTGCTGAGTCGACCCTATCTAGATTAAAAGAGTTGGTTGATGAGTCGATGCGAAAGCCATAATGAATTGTGCTGTCTGAAGGCTGTACACTTAGAGCAACCGCTCCTGCTGTATTGCTTCTTGCCCGTCTTGCTTGTACGGAGCCGCTACCGTCCCGTGGTAAATAGAGGTGCGTGGTATCAGTGCTGTTGAGCGTTGTTCCAATGAGTAACGCATTTGCAGACGCACCTGAGTATTCAAAAAAGCCGCCTAAATCTGCGCTGCCGTTTTTCTGCTCATAAAGTTCTAATCTAACAGCTTGGTCAACGCTGCTTGAAGAAACTGTCAAGGTCGGGTTGGAGTCAACAACGTGCAGAACTTCAGAAGGCGTAGTCCCGATGCCCACACGTTGCGATGAATCAATTGTCATGGCGGTCGTTGGTGAACCGCCAGTTCGGAAATTTAGAAACCCTGTGGTGTTGTCAATGTAACTGTTTGACCCATCGTGATATAGCTGTAGATCAGAACTATTCCCTAAGATTACTTTTTTGCCATCATTGCCTTTGAAAAGGCCGCTTTGATGAAATTCCCACTGATTGCCTCCAGCAAAGGCGATTCTGAGACTGTGGTTGTTTTGTTGGTTGATTACGTTATTAGACCCGTCGTGATAAATCTGCAAGTCAGAGCCAGCGCCAAAGATGGCCTTACTTGAGTCCGCAAACGTAACGTCATCACCAGTGCCTACCGCAATGTCAGTCCCGCCCGTTGCGTTACCCGCAGCCAGCACTTCTGCGAGCGTATCGGTAACGCCAGGATCAACACCTGCCAATGCGTCAACCACAGCCGCGCCAGATCCCGACCCAGTGAAATAAAGAACCGCTGTCTTCCCAGACGCCACAGTTACCGTAGCCCCTGATCCCTGCTTGATGACCAGCGACTGTGAGCCTGTCGTGGCATTCTCTATGTACTTCACCTGATTAAAGGTGTTGGGTGCAAACGTGAGCGTGCGTGTCGCAGTCAGCGATACGCTGCTGGTGATCTTGAGATAACTAGACTTCAGCGCGTCTATGGACGCGCCATCGTCTGAAAGCGTGAGGGTGGCGTTTGCATCCGAAGTAAGCTGATGCGTGCCGAATCCGAATACCGATGCAATGTTGGTAACGGTCTGGTTAAGTAGCGTGCCCCATTGGCCTGAGTTGCCGCCGCTCTCCTGGAGCCGCATTTTGAGTCTCGCGTCGAATAAGTCTGCCATTGTTAATTCCTATGCCGCCTCTTGCCAGTTAGTCGATGCAGCTGGTTGCTCGGTGAAATCAGTGCTTGCACTGCTTGCCGCAGTGAATGAAGTAGATGCAGCTGATGCTGGGGTGTAGCTGGTGCTGGCCGCTGGCTGCTGGGTGTAGGTCGTTGATGCGTTGCTCTCAGGCTCCCATTTCTCACGGCCTGATACGCTGACGCTAGAAGTCGCCGCGATTGTCGCAGCGCCAAAGTGATACTCGCCGCCGATGATCGTGACGGTTGATGTTGCTGTGATCGTTGCAGATGCCGCGACGATAATTTGCGCAGATGCAGCGACGCTGCTGCTTGCCGCAATGCTTGCGGCAGCATCCGCGACACGCTCGCCAACTGCGCTGACGCTGCCTGCAGCACTGATCGCGCTCGCCGCTTCAGCGATACGAGCCGCTGATGCAGACGTGCTAGACGATCCAGAGATCGTTGTGCCTGCCACTGCGACTCGCTCGCCAGCTGCGCTAACAGACGACGAGGCTGTGATTGTTGATGCGCCAGCTGCGAGGCGATGTCCCGCAGCGGTGACAGCAGACGACGCAGTAATCGCAGCACTCGCATCCACAACCGTGACGGCTGACGCTGAGACGCTGCTCGCTGCTGTGATTGATGCAGATGCGCTCTGTACCCTAGCCGCTGTTGCCGCCAAGGTAGAAGCTGCTGTAATTGTGCTAGTAGCAAAAACAACGCGATTAGCAGCAGCACTAACGCTCGCAGAAGCCGTGATGGCAGCTGCCGCGTTCTGAACGCGAGTGCCAGCGCAAGCGAGCGCACCCGTGGCAGTGATCGTTGAAGCGCCATCTTTATAGCTCCATACGTTCCACTTGCCAGAGTTGTAACTGCCATTGCCGTAACCTTGGCTCATCTAGTCTAGGTCAATGTCCAGATCGCCCGCATTTATGCGGAAGACATCGCCCGTGCTGATGGTCTTGCTTGCGCTAAGATTGTTCCACGCTAACAGGTTGGTGGAACCTGATGATGAGTCGAACACGCCAACAGCTACAATCGTGCCCCACGAGCCTGTGGCCGTGGGCCACTCTACTGCTGAGCTATTTGTTGCTTGTGCGCCAGTCGTTGTGAATGCACAGCTTTGCCGTGCGTATGCGCTGCCGCTGAGCTCGGTACCGCCGCCCGCGTCTGTTGGGGCAGTCGTGTAGAGAGCTAAATAAACGGTAGAAGGGCTTGTATACGCCGTATTAGAGAACGTGTGCGCGAGCAACTTGTTCTCAAGATAGTCACTAAAACCTGCCATCTAAATTGTCCTGTTAGATTAACCAAAGGCAGGAATCTTCATTTTTGAAGATGTCTGGCCTCTAGTCCTTTGATTACTAATGTTCATGTCTTCAACCATGCGGTTATAAAGACTTGCAATCGTTGGCAGGCGCTCGTCATCACGTAAGTAAGGCGTTGCTTGGATCAGTGACCCATACAGATAGATGTCAGGGGAAAGAGAAAGTAACCAGTTACTTGTATTGCTATCTGATAAAGCAGCTAACTTAGCGTAGTAGATCAGCTCTGCCGTATAGGTAGTGTCCGGTGACGGGTATACTTCTATCTCTGTGCCCACATGGGCAAAGTAACGAGGACGCGAGACAGCACTGGATGCTGCTCGCTTCTCGTTGATTGTTTCAATCGTTACGTAGTCAAGGGGTTGGATTGGGTCAGTATCCAGTATTAACTGAACGGTCTGCATCCAATCACCAGGCGTGGCGGAAAACCGTGAGTCTATGCTCGCAGTGCTGCGCGTAACCATAGAACGATGTCTAATCGATCTATTGAACTGCGCTTCAGCGAGAGCAATAAAGTCAGGTATTACTGAAGTTAAATCGTCTCGATTCAACCAATCAGCAATAGAAGACTTCAACTCACTGTAATTCGTAATTGCCACTAAACCTTTCCACCCCTTGTACGAAATGCTCGGTTTTCAGGATCGTTAAGCCATTTCTTAAATTTCTTTTGATCCTGCACAATCCCTTTTTGCCTCAACTCGTGAAGCAAACTAAGCGGGATCGACGCGACCTTAGTTCCCAGCCCCTGACCCCACGAGTGATGTTTATCAACCTCGTTAAACTGTCGTTTATTGGCTTTAACAATGTCCGTTACGTCGGTCTTGGTCTGGATGACTACCTTGTCATCCGACCTGCGACCACTCGTAGACTCTTCAAAACCGTATATCGTCTCAGTCTTAGTTAAAGGGTCATAAGAAAGCTGTTTCTTAAACTCTGTCATGCCGATCCCGTTAGATTAGGAAGCTGAAAGGTCAGCGATAATGCCTAAGCCCTTTTCTTGGTCGCATCGCAGCGAACCTTCAAAAATGACCATTTCTTTATGCGCGTCACCAGTCTTAGCCAACTCAACGTTCTGGATATTTCGCAGAACAGCAAGTGACAACAGATCAGGATCTACAACATACGCATCGCGCTCACGCTGGAAGCGGTTAGGAACAATGTTCACTGTTCCGAAGTCGCTCATGTACACATCAGCCGCCCCAACAATAGTGGTAGGGCCATCTGAAGGAGCCATGTAGCGTTGTGCTGCGATACCAGCGAAGCCTGAAACGACAGTCTTGTTGTATGGGCCAACCATCAACATGTCAGGGCTGCCACCTTCCGTATAAACGGACTGCAACACTGTCTTTAACATTGCTTCAGTGAATGCACGCTGAGTGCCATCGGTACGAGCTGCGTTTACGACGCCGCCAGAAGTGGTCGGATCAGCACCGCCAGTACCTTTGCTGGTGTTTGTTTTGATGTAAGCGGAAAGAGATGCACCCTTACGCGCTGCGCTGGTTGAACCAGCTGCAGCTGCTTGGTTTACACCACAGATATTAAATTCAATATCTCGCTTCAGCTCGTTGCCTGCCTTAACGAGTAAGTAGGCTCGGCGGTTTGCGTTGCCAGCCGAATCAATTACTTCCATGTTCGATGCGATGATGAAATCCTTACGCATGATCTGGGTGTAATTCCCGATTCGTACTGTCGGGGTCACAGCAGTAAATGACGCTAGGTCATCACCATCTATCTGAGCATTTGCAGCCGCTGCCGCAAGCTCATCTTGGCTCCACTCATAAAAAGTGTTAGATACGCTGTCACTACCAATGTTAGAAACAAGAGGAGTTTCTTGGGGCGATATGTTGAAAACCACATCGGCTAATTCCTCTCGGATGCCTACCGCGCTATAACGGGTAAACGTGTTTGATACGATACTCATAGTTAAATTCCCTAAAGATCAAGAAGCTTTGCTAGTTCGACCGCATCTTGGAGGCGGCCTGTTTTTTGCAATCTCTGTCCTTGTGCTTGTGCGATCTTTGTTTGGGAACGTTTACGAGTAGAGCGGCCTGCAGATCCTGCTTTAACAGTGCGCTTCTGCTTAGGCTGGGCTTTTGTTCGAGCCTTACCCGTCGCATATCTACGCGCCATTTCAGCGAGCTCTACATGCTTAGCCTTGACCAACGAGTTGATCTCAGCTTCCTCTAATCCAAAATCGATAAGCCACTCACGCAGCTCAGAAGAACCTCTCTCAAAAGACTTATCATCAGACCACTCAGGTATGAGATCCCTGACTTTGCCTTTCTCTTCAACGATCAACGCTTGCAAAACCCTCGTTTGCTCCGCTTGTAGCTCTTGCGACAATCGGTTTTGCTCAGAGGCGATTCGACCAAGCTGGTCTTTTCTCGCCTTGCTTTGTTTCTCGTACAGATACTTCTGCTTGCTTGCCTGAACTGGATTCTCTTCAAACAGAGCATCCCAGTTTGGCTCCACACCTTGCTCTTCAATGAGCAAGTGATTTTGTAACTTCCCAAGCAAATCGGCGTAGGTAGCACGCTCTTGTAAGATTGCTTGTTGGTGCGCTTCAAACTCTTTCCTCTGCGAGGCTAGTTCTTGCGACTTTTTGGTATAGCTTGCTTGGCGCGAGTAGCCTTTCTTGAGCTCGTCCAGATCTACTTCGACTTCTTCGCCATCAACTTTCAGCGAAATTCGTTCGACCTCATCGTCCTCTTCGTAGCTTTCTTCTTCATCCAGCAATTCGGCATCGTCGATCTCTGTCTCCGCAGATTCATCTTCAAATACCTCGCCCTCGGCTAATGCCTCGGACTCGTTTCTTGGCTCTTCTTCGGTAGCTTCGTTTTCACGATTACCATCAGCACGATCCAACATAAGCGCAGCTGCGCTGTTAAGGTCGAGCCCCCCTTCAGGGATGTTCAACGCTTCACTCATCCGTCCTTCCTACTTTTGTAGTTATCTAGTTGCGCGTTATCCGCAATGGCGCGCAATCTCCTGAAAAACCGCTTCATGCCTAAGAGCTCGGAGAAAATTTCCTCACGATTCTTGTGCTCTTTTGCTAAAGACCATTCTTCAAAAAGCTGTCGTTCCAACGTGTCGATGATGTAATCCATCGTTGGATCTCTTAAAAACTCTTGCACTCGTGTCGCTGCATACTGGTCATCCATTTTGAACAGACCTCAAAAGCTCACGATCCTTGTCCGTTTGCGCTCTGATCTGAGCAACATCAATCTGAGTGCCGTACCGAGCCTCTAGCTCTGCAATCTTCAGCAGAGTCTCGGAATCATCCTTGTCGCGTAATCGGTCATCGTTACGCATCATTTCCTCGCGTCTGAGCTCCAGCTCAGCCGCTTTCTTCTGTATGTCAGCTTGGATGCTCTGCATCTGTACTTCGGCAAGCATTTCGTTAACGTCTGGCTTTTGCTCCTGTTGCGGAACGCCTTGGAACATCGCTGGGTCAGAAAAGAAACGACTGGGATCTTTGAAGCCCGCAAGCTCAATGATCTGGGTCAGGGTTTGGTAATACTGCTGCACAGTAACCAAAGGATTCTGGGGGCCGAGCTGCTGCAAGATCTGCTCTTGCTTAGCTGCAATCTGCTGCAACATGCCCATACGCTGAGCATCATTAGAGCCACCTAAAGCAACGTTTGAGACGACATCCATAGATGTCGTCCATGAACGAGGGTCAATAGGTACAAAATCATTGCGTAAACGCACCATCCGCTGCTTGTCTTGGTGCTTAACGACCAAGCGGTAGATGCCCATGAACAGATCTTTCATGCCTGTCTCGGCAAAACCACGCGCAATCATTTCTGTGCGTTGCTGCGAGGCCGATATGGTTTGCGCTACGGCCAGATTCGTAGAGCTCTGCAAAGCAGAAGGATCAAGGCCATCACTAGCGCGAGAAATGCCTGTACGGTTTTCACGCACTAAATCCATGTACTCCAACATGCTGTAGGCTTCTTTGCCGACAAAAGGCACGTTGAACGGAGTAACAGCGCCTGGAGCCCTCATACGAATAATGCCGCCGACCTCTGTGTTTAGGAGATCGTCGATATTCGCTTGCCCCTCAACAAACGCCACTCGTGGATGCGTAGACAGAGCTAAAGAATCCAAGCTTGCTCGCAAAACCATCGACTTAACTTTCTGTAAATCAGAAGTTACGTCGGCAACGCTCATACCAAAGAACGTATGCGGCTCTTTGTGACAGTGGAATACAGCAAACGGAACATGGTCAGTCGGTGTGTTGTTAATGACCTCAAACGACTCACCAATCGTGCAAACCTTACGTAACTCTGCGCGGTTATCGCCATCTGCGTCCAAACGCACATAACTCTCGATATACAAAGCCCGACGCATAGTAGGGTCAGTGTTATCGCTGTAGTTCGTCAGGGTAGGGTTGCGAACATCCGCTTCTGGGTTAAATTGAAAGTCGTCGTCATGCGTAGCGTACTTGGCGACCATATCGTAGTCGTAACCCATCTCTACCAACTCACTCAAAGTGATGTAACGACGGTGCGCAACAAGATCAGCCGTATGCACATCCCGTGCATTACGGCTGATTAGGAACTCTTCAGGAGGTACAGATTCAATCTTGATCTGACCCTTATCAGAAACACGAGAATAAGAGCCGCTGTAACCGCTCGACAAAACCGTACCGTCTTCAGCAACCTCTTGCTCTGACTCGATGCGGTTGATCTCTACAGTAGGATCAGAGTTAAGTACCGCGATCTCTTTGTCGCCATACCCATCGAAGTCATAACTAACGACTTCCTGACTGTCATCCCAATAAAACTTAACGAAGCCCGCCTTCTTCATCAGCGAGTCTAAAAACGCATCGTAGAGAACTTGGTACCCGTGGTTGTCACGGTTAACGATGTAATTGACATAATCGGTTGCCTGTTTGGCAACCTCTATGTCCTCTGGGCCTTGTGGGGCAAATTCGACGGTGTGCTCACCGCTAAAGAAAACCCGCATAAGAGAGGGCATGATCGCTTGGATGGTGTCGCGCACATCGAGCGATATGACTTGAGAACGACCTTCCTCTTCATTCCCAAACTCATCGCCAAGATAATACCGCTCAGCTTCAGCCCTTACCGGACTTACAACAGAATCAATAAAATCAATAGCGTCATTGAGCTGACCCGCAAGAATCCCTTGGACTTCATCATCTGAAAGCCCTTCATTGATTTCGAGCTCTTCTGTATAGACTTCAGCCATTCTTCTTCTTTGTACTGGGTTTCTTGGGTGCTTCCTTCTCGGATTTGTCGCGCTGTAGGATTGCATCCACAGCCTTCGCTGCGTTGCGGCGACCTTGTACGCTGTCGTACCTATATCCGCGCATAGAAAACACCAGGGTTGAACCTACCTAGAAAAATGTTACCTTAAAGGTAACACCTGAAACAAGAAAAAAACGAGTTTTTCTTGAGTGAATTGCGAAAGTGCAAGGTTTGCGAAAAGAGCAAGCCGCTGGACAAGTTTTATTCCAACAAAGGCTATAAAAGCTATACATGCAAGGCATGTAGGACTGCTCAGAACAATAAGCGCAGGAACTCGTCACATGTGGAGTTTCTTAAACAAGCGCACACATCTCTTAAATCTAGCCGAACTAAGCAAGGCTTTGAATTTGTAGTGAGTGTGGACGATCTGTGCGATATTTGGGACACGCAAAACGGTAGATGCGCGCTGAGCGGGGTGCTTATGACACGCCACAGAGATAACACGGGCGTCAAAGACACCAACGCATCAATAGACCGGATAGATCCAAACGAGGGGTATTACAAAAGCAATGTGCAGCTACTTTGCTGGCGGGTAAACCAAATGAAGCACAACATGACCGAAGCGAGCTTCTGGTTCTGGGTGCGTAACTGTAACGACCATCTGGAGAGCCGAGCTGAAGATTAAAATAGAAATAGACGACTTTAAGGCTGGGCAGATTCTTAAAATCGCACTCGATGATGACTGGATCGTCATTGAGGATGACGATCCAGACCCAAGCGAAGAAGACGAGCCCAGACTGAAGCTATTTGCTAAGGACGCGCAAGCTTCTTGATTCTGCTTTCTTCAAAGCTTCCTGAAGATACTGAACGACTGGCTGTAAGTCTTTTACGTCACCAGAGTCCCTGTACTTAACGAGCACCGTCAAAAGCTCCTTAATCCTTTCCCTGTCGTCCATCGTCCCTCCTTGGATCGTCCTTAACAGCGAACCTGAGATACCAAATAGCCTTACTTAAATCCTGATCCTCTTTGCCCTTGCGCGTATGCCGCCAAATGTACTTAAACGCGTTCAATACGCAGTACCAACGAACTGCTGTGCGCCCAAAGACGAACAACATCACATCAATACACTCAATATCATCCAACTTATAATGCGCTGGTTGCGACACCTCATCACTCATACAACACCCCGTATGTTGCGCTTCAGAGGCTTAGTCCAAGCCGAACCTGCAGAACGACCCTTCAGCCCAATCGCTGCGTCAGATGCAAACGTCAAACACAACGCGTCGGCCATGTCGGGCGAGGGCAGGCCACGCTTACGCATCTCATCCTTACTCTCTAACTTCAAACGACCCGTAGACGTATATTGATAACGCGGCGAGACAAGCTCAGACAGCAACGTCGCATCCTCAGTCATGCTGACCTCACGACTCTCTAACCAGCTCTTCAACTTGAACCAGAGCTCACAGCGAAGGTTCAAGTAGGTGCTCCCCATACTCGGAGACTCAGCAGTATTAATACCGACGCAGGGGAGCCCCAGCTCCACCAGTCGGTCAACTAATCCACCACCAACACCAATAGAATCCACCAATATCTGCTCTGGGCGATCTCGACCACCCAACGCGTCATATTCAGCCTTGATAGCGCCTGTAAGCTGCATTAGGTCTAAATTACGCCACTTCATAAACCCAGTAACGACGCGGCCTCTGCGCTTACAGAGCACGCTGTAATCCGAGCCAAAACGAGCTACGTCAACGCCAAAAACTAACGGCACCTCTTCATCAATCGGAACCTCACGATCAAACGCTGCGTCCACCAACGACAAGGGGATAACCGTGTTGTCATCAGCTTCTGGAAATTCACCTAAAACACGCACCCGATACTCGGTGCTGTTCTCTTCGTATCGAAGCTTCATCTCTTCGATGTACTTAGGCGTCACCCTCGGTGAGTCCAAACACGACACCTTGCGACGCCACCATTGGTCGGCCATACGGTGATGCGTGTCAAAAAAGAAGCCAGAAGTACGAGTAGGGTTGCCCAGAAGGATCGTTACAGCATTCTCTGCAGTCATAGACCCATAACCCGCCTCAAAAACAGGTTCTGGTACACCAGAAGCCTCATCAACCAACAACAAACAATGCAACGAGTGTACGCCAGCCAAAGACTCAGGATTCTCAGCGCGGCTGAACCGCGCTGAGATCCACGCCTCAGTAGGCGATGCCTTCAACATAATTCGGTCTGACTTGTGTTCCAACAAGTTACCGAGCACCGGAGGCAGCTCCTTCAGCCAAAGCTTCACCTCGGCAAACAATCCATCCATCAACTGATGCGAAGTGGGGGATGTACACACTATTTTGACTGGGTATCGCGTTAAGAGAAACCAGATCATCGCCCATGACGACGCCGCTGTTTTGCCAACACCGTGCCCAGATCTTATTGAGATTCTTCTCTCACCCATTGCTATCGCATTCAAGAAGTCGGCCTGCCAAGTGTCTGGCGTCACATGCAGCACATTCTCAACAAAACCGACTGGGTTAGAGTGATAAGTCTTTACGAATTCAAGAAACGGATTATCACTCATCAATTAACCTCTTCACTTGCGTATGGCTCACCTTGATAGGTTCGCCATCCGCATCCTTAAACTGCTGCTCAATAGACG